ACTGTATTGCGTCACTATCAACTTGCTTAGTGAGCAATTCAGCATTTTGTAATTTAAGCGAAGTAGCTTCTTCCGCAAGTACTTTAGCTTCTTTTAGCTGTGCACTGGCTTCGATGGATTTCTTGTTAGAGCTTTGAGCAGTCTGGTAACCCCTGATAAGTTCCGACATAGGTACAGCATATTCTTCACCATCAACTTTAACTGGCACTTCATATTCCATATCTAGTTCTTCAGTATCAACTTCCGCCTCTTCAGAATCGTCTGAGTCTTCCTCAGTTTCTTCTTCTTCAGCTTCTAGATTATCATCGTTACTTTCGTCTTCTAATAGTTCAGTCTCGGACGCCTCAGCTTCATCACTCTCTGCTGCTTCCTCCACTTCGTTATCAGTATCATCGCTGGATAGATCTTCTTTTGGTTCATCACCAAAAAAGTCGTCCGCTAGACCTTCTAACATTACATCTTCATCAACCAAATTTACATTAACATCCTGACCATTTGTTAGGGTAGTTTCTAAACTCTCTGACATAATATAATCCTCCTATAGATTATTCTTTATTTGGTAGCAGCTTTCTTAGTAGGCGCTGCTTCCTTATTAACCTTTTTAACATCCTGTTTTTTAGACTCACGCTCAACTATATCTTCTAGGCGTGCAATAAGAACTTGCACCGAAGTAAGTTTTTCGAGTAGTTGCCTAATAACTGGACCGTGCCCTCCGCGGTTTGTTGCTCCGCGCATTTCACGTAGTATATTTTTCTTTTCTAACTTGAACATTTCCAAGTCACTTAGTGTAAACTCATCCATTTAGATCCTCCTGTTCTTTCTTGAATATTTCATTATCGCCAGCAACTGCTAACGACTCTATTTCTTTCTTCACATCGGTTAGTGCTACAACAGTATTATAAATAGTCTCTCGTAGTTCTGTTTGATGTGAACCTGTCTGGCTCCATGCCACCAAATACTTTTCTCTGACTTTTTCAAAGATTATGTTATAAGCCTTATTGCTTATAATCATTTTGGCATGGGTCCCTAGTTCTATTTTATCCATTTGACCTCCGTTTCATGAATTAATTACCTATCTTAGTAGGTCTGCCCGATTGTACTTCTAAGGCAATTTCTGCTTTGTCTTTAGCGACCATATGTTCAAACTTAGCCCTATCAAGTTCCATATCAGCTTGCTTCTTTTGAATATCAGCCATCTGTTTTTGCAAAGTCAGCATAAGTTTTTGTTGTTCTACCTCATGCTCTTTCTGTGCTTCGGCACTTGCTGCTTCTTGTTGTTGGGCTACAGATTGTGCTTGCTGTTGGCCTTGTGGTGTTGACGGATCAACAATAAAGTCAGTCCAATTTTCAATACCAATTGAATCCATAAGTTGCTTAGCAATGTTAAACCCTGAAGCAGGATTAATAACACTTTTAGTTTCTGGTGCTTGGTATAACATAGGCATAATTTGCGTAGCTAACATCATCATGTTTTCTTGGCTATTAGCTTTGCTATTAGGACCAACATCAATATCAACTGTTACACTTTCAATTGGCATCATGTCTTTAGGCGTAACACCATAGTATGAAAAGTCTTTCATAATTGCATCAGCATTTTCTAGTATCAAACCATAAACACCACGACACAAATCTTTAAAACCAGTCTCAGCAAATCTACGTGCTACATACGCAATACGTTTTTGTGAAGCTGCTTGAACTTGCGCTACTTTACCCGCCGAATTACCGGAATCAAATAGTTTTTCATTAACTCCTTGCGCTGCGCGCGTCATGCCACTTGCTTGCTCTTTCTCATTGTTCATAAATTCTAACAAAGAGAACGTCGAGGGTGACAGAGAATCCGGGGTAAGCGGTTGCACTGCGGCAATCGGGCTACCATTAGTAGGAATAATTTGGTGAGGCTCGGGGCTCTGAAGCGCACGGAAATCTACCGTGTTGGGATCTGCAAGAACTCGACCATAATTTGTCAAGTATACATTTTCTACCATGCCTCGAGTAATAGCCGTTTTAATCTCTGTAGCGGATCGAGTTACGTCTGCGATAGACAACCCGTAGAAGGCATATGGAATCTCGATAGGATTCAAATTAGCTAGAGGTATACTATCAGCATACTCTTCTAATAAAATCTCGTTACCGGCCACTATGAACCTCTTCAACTCAGAAATACCATCACCATCTCTGTCAATCTTCATCCAGACTTCACTAACCGTAATTTCTCGGTTTGAAGCTCCTAGAATATCGTCCTCTTCTCCTACCCAAACACCATTGACTGATTGCCTATGAGCGTCTTCGCCGTAGTTACCTTTAAGACCCGCAAAAGATTCTCCACCTTCTGTTGCCAAGTCGTCTGATACGTCAAATCCTTGCGCGCGAAGATCGGATAAAGATACTTCGGTTTGGATTCCTACGAATTTAGAGTTAGTTATTGATGTAGCTGTTCGATTAATCATGAACGATTCAGGAGGAATATTTTCTAGCTCTATTTTAGACGTATCTATTTTTCGCCTAATTTTTGCTATTTTATAATATTCAACTTCTTCGCCTTCAATTGTTTCTGAGGCTGTTACTAGCTCAATAATTTCTACATTATCTTCTGCAGTTATAACATCAAGTTGTTCCGAAGTTAAGTCCTCGTATTCTTCTACTTTGTGTTCAGAAGACTCTACCCACTTCCAGCGAATAGTTGAATTCTTAAACAGTAGAGCACTTTTAATCCATGTATTTAGTTCTACCCAACCATTATTTTTAACAAAAATGCAATGATTAGTAATATCGGAAGCTATACCCGCAGCTTTAGACTGTGTTGGGTCCATTGGGTTAAATTTAGCTATTTTTCCGTTGCTTAACATCAATTCTGATATAACTGCTAAATATGAATCTACAATTTCTACAGTATCTGATGATACAACTTTAGAAACTCCCATCGGCGCTAACCTACCCTTTGGCTGTTGGGTATAATAGTTAATAGCCTCTTCTCTTGCTTCTGATATTTCAGAACCATCAGAGAATGAACCTACTGACTGATGAATAGCGTCGTTAATCAGGCCTGTTAGCTCTTCATCTGTTATTTTATTAATATTTTTCGACATAGTGTCTCCTAAATCCAATTGTTATTAGTTTCTGGTATATACATATTACCAAATCCTACTCTATCATTTGTTAACTTATCAATGTGTGTTCGGTAAACTTCGCAAGCAATAGCTAAAGCCATTACTGAATCATCGAAGCATCCAGGACCTGCGCCGGTTGAACCTCTATCATCAGATAAGTAATCTTTTAGTTCTTGGGTAATTATTGAAGATTTAATATCCAATTCTTCTTCAAATAACCAATTCTTTAAGTTGCCTATGATAGCGGGTTTAGATGCACTAGTTGTTCTAAAGCCTAGTCTTACTCCCTCTTCATTTGAAATGTTAGCAATCTTTGTTTGAAAGTACATGTTAACGTAACTCATATCTTTCAGCTTTTGAAGAGTAGCTACGCCCATTGAATTAGATTCAACAGCTAAAAGTGCGTTATTAAAATAACGTCCTAAATAAAATAACTCTTTGCCAAAAGCGGCAGGGTCTATTCTGTTATTACGGTATAAACCGACTACTTCTCTTTTTGAGTTCATAACTATAGCAGCGCTATAATCTTGTCCTACACCAAGAGCAACATCAGCTCCAATAATATACTTTTCTCTAAAGCTAGGGGCTTCCCATATTTCAAGGTGCCCTTCTCTTTGCTCATCCCAAGACATCATTTGGGGATTAAAACTTCTTATACTTGTGGCGGATTCAATTTTTAATTTTTGAATCTTTTCAATATCAAATACATTAGCACCTGATACTTGAAACGCTTCTTCAGAAGTTGCAGGGTACTCCTGGGCAAATTTTGTTGAACCAGATTCGCCAATCTTCATTCGTCTCCAATAAAGTTGGTCATTAACTAAATTATACAACTCAGATAATGCTTCTTCTTCTTTGGTTCTAACAAAACTTTCCGGGGCTTTCATAGTATATTCTAATGTCATATGCCAGGGCAAAAATACCGGGACATAGTCATTTAAGCCTTGTTCTGCTTTTTTCCACATTTCGTAGAAAGAGCCAGAGGCGCCATTAGCTGTAGATTCTAAAATAATTTCTGTGCCATCAGCACTAGAAACACCTTGAAACAATCCAGCTAAAATTTTACCTTGGTTTTGCCAAAAAGCTACCTCAGAACAATGCAATATTGTGGGTGTAGTACCTCGCCCAGCTTCTGGGGAACCCGCGGTATACAATCTGAATCCTGAGTCATTATGAGCAAATTTAATTTCTTTTGCGTTAGACTTAACTAATTCAGGAGCTGTACCATCTGGCATTCTTTCAATAAATTGCTTACTCATTGTAAATAAAGCATCAGATGTTGCGCTGTCGTGCGCTAGCACCACTGATCTAGTAAAAGGAGTGTATAAAGTTTTCCAAAATACTCTTCCAGCTGTATATGTAGATATACCTTGCTGACGAGCTTTAAGAATTAGTACTCTTACTCTACCTTTATTTTTTAATTGTTTTTCAACAGCGTCGTGTATTTTTTGTTGTGCTTGATTAAACTTAAAAGGTATATAACCTTGCGCTGCGTCTTTAGTAATAATTTTTAATCGTTCACTTGAAAATTTTTTAAAATCAGCTATATATTCTAAATCTTTCTTTTTGCCAGCAATAGCTTTGCGTATTTCTATTTCTTTTGCTAGCTTTAATTTATATTCTCTACTGCTTTTATCCATAATTACCCTCCAGTTCATATGATAATAGTCTTAAATTAGGTGGTTGGTTACTTAGGCTGATGCCAACCGTCACCGTTCGGAGGGACCCAAGTTTTTAAGTATTACTTAGATAACTCACTCGTTATATCTTTGTCTAACAACTTCCAGATAATACCAGCAGCAATGATTCCTGCTAATCCAGCGTTACCTAGTGTCCATACTATAGTCAGTATAGAATTTACTACATCTCCCGTTAAGAATGCTACCTTCGATCCGAAGATAATCTGTAATATAATTGATAAACTAATTAACTTGATGCCTACGTCTATTGCACCGTCTGCTCCATTTTTTATTTTTTGTAACATAAATATTGACTCCTTATAATTAAAAAAATCCTCCGGTCTAGTTTCTACTTAAAGAATTCTACCGTAACGTGTGCTAATCCCGTAGCGTTTAATTTAATTGTGGGAATTGATCTAATGTGCTTAACACTTGGGTTAAGAACAGAAACAGATGCTGCAGATGCTGCGGTATTACCCGGTACAGCTACTGTGGACCCATTAAATGTAGCATAAAAATTTGCATCTGAAGTAAACTTAGCAAATTGTGCCCCCGCGGGAACAGCAATAGATTGCTCAGCAGGTGAGGATGGAATTACTACACTCCACGCTGAATCAGTTGCGGGTGTTACTTCTGGATATGCGTTTGAGGCTATATCAGTTAAAAGTAAATTAGTCATTTTTTGTCTCCAAAATATTTATTGTAAAGAGGTGTTAATTGTTTTCTAAATGCAAAAGTAGCCACTGCCACAAATACAATAAAACCTATTGCGTTTTCCATGTTGTTATCCTAAATGTTTAAAAAATCGTTTAAAGTATTCTGGATCATCATCTCTTGATTTATCCGAACCTTCTCCCCATCTCCAATACTTAATCATATTCTCGAGAGGTTTGTCTGTTGTTTTAGCCTTAGCCCACAAATCATCCATAATTGCTTTAGATAATTTTGAGTATCCTTCTTGATCAGCTTCAGTAGTCATACCACCCCCGCCTCCATAATC